GTAACCTCGGAAGTGATTTTTTGATAATGCGTCTCCTGCACTCCACATAGAGCGCATAGAAGGCATGACTTCTTTGTTGTATACAGCATCATGCACTTCTTGGAATTCCGCATCAGTAATAACATTATTACCGATTTGTTCTTTCCAAAATCCGATGAGTCTATCTACAGTTTCGTTCCACGTTTCGCGCCGATTCCAATCAGCTATAAAACGTGAGTATCGTGAAAGATGGATAAAGTCTTCGTAAGCTTTCATAGTAAGCTACTCCTGTTCGTTTTCGTTAAAATACTTGAATGAATCCAACGGTTTAGCTGCTGGTTTTTTCTTTTTGGGTTTGGGTTTTAATACCGCTGAATACCACATAGTGCTAATTACATCTAGTGCTGCTTGTGGATACAATTTTCTAATATTAGGATTAAGAAGCCATTTATCAAAGTCTTCGTCTGAAAACCCTTTTTTCTTAAGCGAGTTATAAACCGCTGTCATTGTTTGAGTATACATTAGTGCATATTCCTTTTTGATTGTAAGTGTGAATTCATTATTGTATCTGCAAAATAATAAAACCTGTCACCTAACTCTGTACTTTGTTCGTTAATGTTGTGAAAAGAGTTAACTATCTTTTCTATAAATTCCATTACATTAGGATTAATTTCTGATACATCTGCACCGCCGTCTAGTAGCTGTAATATAATAGACATCCAAAACTCGTCTGGTGGAGAATCAAACTCGCTCAAAGTTCTCTTCGTTGAATTCATCGGAACCCTTTCTTAATCTGCCTGTGTCAAAGTTATAAAACATAGAACCCGATGGGCCAGTTAAACCTGTATATCTACATTTAAGAACCTTAGTTCTAATAGTATTTCTTTCTTCTTCGCTTTCTGAACCAACGTTTCTAGCAAAAGCAATAATGTCCATACTAATTTGTTTAATACTACCTGATCCGCGAATATCGTCCATAGAGGGTAGCTTACCTTCTTCAAAGCTTTTACCTTTGTTATCTGTTTTACGCAAGTGGCTAATAAGACCTAACCATACGTTATATTTCTTAACCAAACGTAAAAGATCATTCATAATTTTATCTATCGCTTCGTTTCCGGTAAGTCCTTCAGTTCCTTCAGAAGCAAGTATAGTAATGTGGTCCACAAAGAGATACTTACAACCGCTAAGACACATATACTCAAGAAAATCCATGATGGAGCCATCAGATATAGAACCTTGATGATCAAGGACCATAACACGGTTATCACTGAAAATAGTATCAAATCCTTCTTTAAGTTCATCTATAGGGATCTCCTCTTTGGCAGGATTTCTACTAAGAGCCATTCCAGACATTTTTCTTGCAGTCTCAGCGGGACTTTCTTCCAGACTGATAAGGCCGATTTTATCTTCAGTTCTTTCAAGAAGATGTACAGCAATTTCCCGAAGAAGCGTACTTTTACCTGATCCGGTTCCGCTAGTCCAGAGAGTGATTTCTCCGAATCGCATACCTTTAAGCTTTTCATTAAGACCTTCCATAAAGTCGGGATAAGGTACAGATTCAATTTCATTATAAGCCTCCAGTTGAGTCCATAGTTCATCTTTAGTAAGAATACCCGCAGGTGTATACTCTACTGCATCGTAGATTACTTTTAATACTTTGTCAGGTTCTTTAATCCAAAGATCACTAGCATCTTTTTCTGTTGATTTAGCTATTTTAATTTTATCGTAGCCAATTATACGAGCAGCTTCCTTTACTGCTTTTTCACCAGCTTCGTCTTTATCAAGCCATAAAATAACTTCATCAAAGTTACGAATCCAATCACGACATTCGATAAGATCTCGTATAGAACTAGCACTACGAACACTAACTACAGGATAAAAAGTCTTATACTTCTTATACCAAGCCGATTGGACTGCCATAGCATCTAACTCGCCCTCCGTTATAACTAATCTTTTACCGCCGTTGTAGAGTTGTTGTCCAAATAGTCCACCTCTAACGGTACCACAGGAGGTAAAGGTTTTGGGTAGCTCTCTAACTTTGTAACCGGAGAGCTTACTGCCCACATAATAAGGATAGTAATGACTAGAAATATCTCCGTCAATATTATAAGATACTTTAACACCGTAATGCTCCGATACTTGTTTATAAATATTTCGTTCTTTAAAGCCGCGTATCGGATATTCTTCTGTAATTTCTGTTACCGTGTCATTAATACGACAAACTAATTCATCAGTTTTTACATATTGTGTTTTTACCATCTGCATGTTGCCCTCCTTTGGGGCAGGAAAAGAGGCTCTACAAGAAAAACAAAATGCAGAGCCTTCTTCATAAATTTGTTTGGCATCTGAACTGCCACACTTTTCACATGGTTGATTACGAGTGACTATTGTCCCCATCATCTGCTCCTATATGTGCTGTGAATTTAGACATTTCTTGAAACAATAAAAAGAATATAATACTTGTAATAGGATTAACTAAGTGATAGCCCATTATTTCTGAAACTAAAGTGAAGGCTAATAAGCCAACACTCACAATCCATAAGGCTACTGCCATCGGTGATACTTCCATTATAAAAACCTTTTCTTTAATGCATTAACATACCTCATGGTTTTTGTAGTAGGAAACTCTTTTGGTACAAATCTAATAGCAGCAATTTGTCTATTGTAAAACCTAGGTGTAACATTATCAGGTAAGTATTCTGTCATACAATCAGATAACATTTGTAGATAAGCTTCTGCATAATACAATCCACCTTTAGTTTTATAAAGGTCTACAATTTCAAATCTAAAGTTATCTTTTTTGTACTTATTAATGTCTTGTTTTAAAGCTTTAGAAGAACCTATATAAGTTTTCCATGTCATTGCTTTTCCGTAAGTTCTAGATTTCTTTTTACCGCCATGCCAAAATTGTTTCTTTCCAATATAATACTGTTTAGTAGTTAAATTTTCTATACAATATACAAAGCCAAACCACTCACTAGGATCAAACTTTTTATTATATTCCCAGTGGCCTTTATCTGTTAACATAGGCATTGTACTTTTCTTTTGGCAAGTTAAAGTGATCATCTTGTTTGCGCCAGATATGTAATAGCTTTCCATTAGCTAACATATGAGCATGGCCTTCTTCACTATAAAAATCATTATAGGCTTTGCAAACAATTTCTTTTCGGTGTGCAGGTAGTGTTGTACCTTCAAGCATTTTCTCAGCTTTCTTAGGTCCAACTTTAGGAATACCTGGGATATTATCTACACTATCACCCATAAGTAATTGTTTCCAATAGAAATAATCAGCATAGTCTTTGTCAATTGTATAAGTTTCTTTTTTACGAGGATTGTAATGAAGACCTTCAATGCAGTCTAAATCTTTATCTACAGTGACAATTACATAAGGTTGCTTACATTCATTGGCCCAAATGCGAATCATGTCGTCAGCTTCACAATTATCTGTTAGTATACAACCTTCATATTCATTTACAACATCTGATTTCAAATCTAAGAACCAGTCTGGTCTTGTAGATTTTGACTTTGATCGATTAGCTTTATATTCAGGGTATAAGTCTACTCTAAAGTTATCAGGGCCACCTAAGGCCATGACATAATCATTTGTAAATAAGCTTTCTAAGATAGCAGTAAAAAGACTATCAAAGTTTTCTCGTGCTTCTTCTTTGGTTTCTGCACCCCATATACTCATATATAGTAACACATCACCATCAACAATAGCTAACATAATAGCTCCTTTAATTGTTCTTTAACGTCAGGTATTATTTACTCTTTGTTTTCTTCAGTCTCCATACCTCTGCGAACTAACTCAAGAAATCCCATGTTAAAGATTTGAGCAAAAGTTTCTTTGTCAAGATCTAGCTCTAAGGTTGCAGAACCATCCTCATGTTCATCAATAGAAACTACTTCTATGCTATGTACTTTACTTTCCATTTAAAGCTCTCCTTTCAAGCTTATTAATATTAGCTAACATAATATCACCTAAGTCTAATCCTGCATTGTCAGTTAAAACAGTAACGTACCATAGTACATCACCTAGCTCATCAATAAGATTTTCACGGCTAGTAGCATTACATACTTCTTCTACTTCTTCACGAATACCCGCTTTTAAGTTGTCAGCGTGTACGTGAGTATCACCATAAAATTGAACAGCTAATGATTGATATAATTCATTATTCATTTTTTATCCTTAATAAGCTCTAATTTAAACAAACCTTCAGGGCTGTTAACAGCTGCAACAATATCAAGTAACTGTTGAAACGTCATTACTACAACATCAAACTCGTTTTTGTATTCTTGCCACTGCCTAACAAACACAGTAGAATTATCACCAATAATAACTTGAACGTCTTCTTGGTCATCATCCTCTGACATAGTAGTTATAACAGCATCGTCATCAATAAACTCTACTGTATACATTATTCTTCTATCTCTTCCTTAGCTGATGTATAACCCTCATCCCAGCCATCGTCATATCCCATTTCACGACCGTTTTCAAAACCACTTTCATAGCCGTTTTCGTACCATTCTTCATGCTCTGTACTATTTTGACTTTTAGTTACTTCAATACAATCATATTCTAAGTCTTCAATGTCTTTTATTAAATCTCGACTTAGCTCAATTCCTTGAAATTTAAGCTCTTCAAAAAATTTATTAAAATGAGTTTGAATCATAACTTCCATAGATGTAGTAATACTCATTGGCATGTCTCCTTATTAGCCTTACGAAGTCTTTTATTGTAAGCACGTTTAATCTTTTTCAATTCTCCTCTTTTAAAATTAAGAAATTTACGCCATTTGCTAAAAGCATCCATTTCATCTCCAGACTTTAAAGGAACTCTTTTAATCATCTTTTTCCTTTTCTTTTTGATACCAATCTCTAACAAAATATAGATAGTTATTTATTGTGTCATCGTTAACATAGCCTTCTTTAATCCATGCTCTAAAAACTTTTTCATGATCTTTACTCAGTGTAGTTGGGCTTGACTTTGTAGTGCTCATGTATGCTCCTTTTTACGTTAGCTTTCATGCGTTTAACTTCTAAGGCGTGTTGATATTCAGGCTTGTCTAGTAATACTTCCATAAATTCTTCAATAGCTTCTATTCTAGCTTCTAAAGATTTTTTAGGAAAGTTACCAAAGGGATCGTGCATATTAGCTATTGCTCTTTCTTTAGCTCTGTTTCTTTCGTCATCAGTCATCGGTCTAATGGACGTCATAATAGTCATCTCCTAACTATATTTAACTACTTTGTCTAGTGTTCTTGTAATTTTAATTACACGAAGTTCAACAGGCGACCATTTTTCAGATAACAGTGCAGCTTCATACTCTGCCTCGTCTTTTCCATAATGATCATAATACTTTGGTTCTTTTGAATTTAAGAACCAAACTTCATACTCATATTCATCAGTGAACTTCATAGTAATCATCTCCTATTTTACAATCACCACAAGTCATAATATTAATACCATACTGCTTAGGCGCATCTTCAAAGCATTTAATAATAATTTCTTTAGCTTGTTCTGCTTCATTTTCTTTAACTTCTACAGTATGCTCGTCATGATAAAACAACAAGTGTTTAAAATCAATTTTATTTTCTTTTAGACGTTGGTCAATAAGATCAACAGTAGCTTTCATAACTACTGCTTCAGCGCCTTGAATAAGATAATTAAGAGCTTTATGCCTTTCAGAAGGATCTAAGCATATTTTTCTATCATCCAAGCCTGGAATAAACCCTTGTTTTTCTATTAACCCATTGACTTTATCAACTAGCTTAGCTAAAGCAGGTAAAGCAGCTTTATATCGCTTCATAGCTTGTTTGGCTTGATTTACTGTTTGATCAATATATCCGCTAAGCTTTTGAGCACCAGCACCATAAAGATAAGCAAAAATAAATCGCTTAGCTTGATCGCGAGTACAGCCGATAATATCTGCATTCATTTGATGAATATCCCCATTAAGTACTGTATCAGTAAACTTAGGATCATCCATATAATGCGCTAATAAACGCAATTGGCAAGCGGCTGAATCAGCGCTAACCAACTTATATCCCACAGGGATAGTAAATAGTCTTCGGAACTCTGGTCCGAGAGTGGCTTTTCCTGAAGGCAAATTAGCAATAATTTTATGGGTCTGTCTAAAAGTAGGAGTACCAATATTAAAGACATCGCCATGAAGCCTATTATTTTTATCCACATGGTCAAACCACCCTTCAAGTATTGACTTACGAGATCTAAGAGTATAATACTCCATTAATGATTGTCCCACTTCCCCAAGTGGTTCCAAGGAATTATCGGAGAGTTTTGGAGATACCTTGATGAATTCTCCATTGACTCTTTTCCAATTCCATTCGTCCGGTTTCCATCCGATTGAATAGAGATAACGTTTAACCGTATCAGTATTACCAATGTCACCAATAACAAAATCAATCCTACAGTAACTAGCCCAAATGGGGCAAGTATCAACAGTGGTGCCATCAGGAAGCCCAAACCAACGCTGTATGTGCGAACTAAGTTTTCCTGATTTCGTGTAAGTCGGTTTCTTTTCGATTGCATAGCGTTTTCCTGTAATTGGTTCGTGTTCTTTTTTTGTATCAGGATCAACTACTTTTACAGAAGCACTTAGCTTAGGATTAATAAAATCAGAAATAATCTTCATTTTATTATCAATTGTAACTAATAACGCTTCTGCAGCTGATTTATCAAACTTCCAACCATTCTGGCATTGCTCTACCATAATCCTGTCTAGGTTCATTTCTAAGCGTAATGCTTTTAATACTGCCTTTGATTTAGTATTTTTAACATAAGTTTGTAATTCTTTTAACAAGTATTTATAAACCTTAGTACCAAGGCGAACATCTTGTTGCATATATACAAACATTTCTTCATTAAACTCTTCAAAGCCCGATGAATACTCTCCTTTATTATCGTTAAAGAATTCACCCCATAGCTTTAAAGAATGACCAAATCCAAATCTACGATAGTTAAGAACTTGAGACATAACTTTAGTACAATGTACTGTGGCTTTAGGTTGCCAACCCGTTAGCTTAGTTAAGGCAGGAATATCATAGCCAAAAGCATTATGTGCTACAATAGTGTCTGCTTTATCTAATAATTCTAAGAACTCATTAAGCTGATGAGGTCGAAACCAGTATTCTTTACCAGTATCGACATCAATAGCACCCGCACAATGAAACTTAGACAGCTTTGGCAGAAGATTATCTGCCTCTATGTCAAAGACTAGCCTCATCAATTTTCCTCATTTCTTTTGACATGTTATAAAGAAGATAAGCAAGGCATTCGCTATATTCATCCAAATTACCGCCTACTAAATGTAAATCATCATTGTATAAAAACATTTTTGCCCAATACTCTAGAGAATTTGCCAACTCAGAATAATTACCATCAGCTAAATCAAATTCTAAATTTTCAAGTGTTAGTGTGTTCATCCATTATCTCCACTTCGGCTTCTCTATAAAAATCATATGCTTCGTACGCTTTAGCTACTGCACTAGCAATAGAATGATCTGGGTGTTGAGTGCGATACATTCTTGCTATTCTCTTAATAAAACTATAATCAATCATCTAATAAGTCCCCTAATAGTAGATGTGCATCATTAATCTTTTTAAATACTTCATCGACTGTATGAGATTCATAGTCTCCTGTTTCATGCAAGTAATGCATTGCAGAAGATAAAGACTTTTGTACTCGTTTTAAATCTGGTTTAACTTTTTCAAAAGCTTCTTTTTGCTCATCATACCCTGCATTCCAGTTATCAATTTCTTCCTGAGTTAACATCTTAGTACCTCCAAAGTCCATATTTTCTACAAAATCAGGCCACGTATTCGTATTTTGTTTCATTATCGTACTCCATGATTACTTCAGTACGTTCTACTCTCGCACTTCTTTTTTCTGACTTCATCTTTTGAAAATAACTACGTATTTCTTCTAAGTTAAAAGAACTATGCACTTCTTCCCAATAAAGATCAACACAACCACAGTCTTGAGTTGTTTCAAGAAATTCAGATATAGTGTAATATATCATTTATGTGAACCTTCTAACACTTTTACTAATCGATTAGCGTACCATTCAATCTTTTTAGCATCTTGCAAGGAAGCGTCTTTTTTACCTAAACGCATAGCATACTTAAATATATGGCCTAGTAAATGCGCTTTAACACCTTTATGCTGTTTAAGAATATACTCCATAAGATCTATATACTCTAAGCCTTCAGGAAACTTATCGTAAGCTTCTTTAGGAATCATTTTATAATGCTTAGGATTAATAATAGCATCTTGATCGTCATTTGACATTTTGTCAAAGTCACCGTGAAAGTCTACTTCTTTCATTTCTTTCATAATACGTTTTTCTACTCTGTTCATCAATAAGTACCTCGACCAATCTTCAATATATTCTTTAGTGTCAGCAGAATAAACTAATACATTATTAAAATCAAAAACTTTAATAATAGGGTTATGTTGATTAGAGCGCCAGTAAGACCAACAATCAATTGCTCTTTGCCATTCTTCTCCATCATAGTCTGGCTTCTGCATAGCAGGAGTTCGATACACCTTATATTGCATTAGCTTTCCTTTTTTGTATATAACGTTTTAATTCAGACCTATTTTTAAAGCCATAAACTTGAGCTGCTCTTTGCTCTGCTTCGTATCTAGGATAACCAGCATCATATTCAAGTATTGCTGCTCTTTCTTCATATAGATCATCTAATTCTTCAGCTGATAGTTTGTCCATTAAAAACCTCTATAACTGGCTTGCCGCCACTTTGAGTTAAAACCGCCATATCTGCACTATAAATTCTTTCTTCTGTATCTGTAAATACAAAGTGTTCATGCTTATATGGATTATAAGTAACAAACCTGCGATTCCCGCTTGGGATAATGTAATCTAACAACTCTTCACCTCTTATAAAGGCATGTACATTTTTTACTTTTTCTTTTAAAACTTTTAATCGTCCTGCTTGCCGTACAGCAAACGTTGGTGATATAATCACTACACCGAGAGTATGACGGATTACTTTTCCATAGTCATCTTTCTGTCGGGACTTAACTGAAAATAAGTGTTTATGTAAGTTGTAATATACTTCAATCTTCACGTCTTAACTCCTCTATACGTTCCTCATCTAACTTTTTACGAGAATAATTTGTCTCATAAACATCAATTTGATAATCAGGAAACTTATACAAAGATCTAAGCTCATCTCTAATATTAGGAACTCGCCAGAAATCATTTGTTTCTACTCTAAAATAATGTCGCCATTGAATTGAGTATTCATCATATGGATTATGCCCTGAGTTCTTTGCAATATTAATTATCCACATCATTACAACCTTTCTGTAATATAATCTTCAGGACCATAAAGGTCTTCCCACTCTTGTTCCCAATCAGGTTGACCATCATCATCATCATCCTCTATAGGTTCATAGGTGTCAATATGTTCTAGCCTTTCTTCAAAAACTTTTACTTTATAACCTAAACCAGTTTGATGTTCAATAACATTTTCGACATAAGACCAATCACAACCTTCGTGGGTTTGCCAAGAAACTTCTTTATCCCATTCTTTGTGCCAATAATAAGAAATTACAGTATAAGTTCTTTTATTTTTCATTCCAAACTCCTAACCATGTTTGAGAACGTTCTATTTCAAAAAGCTCAATTCTACCTATTGTACTGTCCTTTGCAAGTTCTTCTATTCTTTCGATAGCAGTTTCATAACCAATCCAACTGTCATAATACGCTCCATCTATTGTTACTTCGTAAAAGTAATTTGTTATAGTGTGATCATCCCGCATGTTCAATACAAGCCTCCACTGCTTCATCTAGTGTTTCATGAACTTCTGTTGCCATTGCTGTCATAAAAGGATTTAAAGTATCGATAGGAGGTACCCACATAATAATTACTTTGTTTTTCATATGAGCAAACATTACTTCCGCAGCAGTACCTTGACCTTTAACTCCTGGAATGTCTCGCATATCTACAAGCAATACTTCACAACGGGCTATATCTCTTAAATCTTGCTTAAAGATTCTGTTAGCAATGTTACGATCTAATCCTCTATCATTAAGACTCTGCTCATGATAACTAATACGCCTAGTAGGATCAAGAACCTTAATATCAGCTTCTAATAATCTTTCTTGAGCATAGCTTCGCCATTCTTTCATATCTCGTGCTTCTAACCCAGCCATAGGCCCAGCTAAATATACACCTCTACACAGTTCCATCTTTTCTCATTACCTCATAGTTGTTCAACATTGCAATACACATGTCTACTGTTTCTAAGCTAACATTCATTGTTCTACCCCAAGTAATCTCTTTTTTACTATCAGAGTGATGAATGACAATAATTCCATTTGATATTTTTCTGTAATACATTATAACTTTCTTCTTTTAATGTAATTTTTTATAATACTATAAATCCAAACTACTATTGTTACAGGTAAAGCAAGTAATGCTAGCACAATAATTGACTGACTAATAATATAGGGAATCCAAAAATTTATTTCAGAAATCATTTAATTTCCTTAATAAAATCGGGAGAGACCCAAACTGAATCTCTCCCTAAGTTAATTAAAATGACAAGTCGTCTTCTAGCTCATCTGATGATGAGAATTGATCTTCATCTACTACTTGATTATCTGCTACTTTTACTACTTCCATTTCTACCATTGCAAAATCGTCTTCACGAGGTTTTGGTGTATACTCTTTAAGAGTAGTTACTTGAACATCCGTTAGCATTGAAGCTACGCCTTTACGACCACCTACTTCATAATTATATTGCCAAATACGAATATTACCTATTGAACCATTACCTAAAATATTAGGATCAATAGAAGTCAAATTACCGCCTACTAAATTAACAGGATTTTGTGGTTCTCCGTTAGCTTTCTTTGTTCTCTTCTTAAGATTTGCTTTGTAGAATATACCTTTATCATCTTCATCAGGTTTAACGTTGATGTTAAGATCTTTCCACTCTTTAGCTTGCTTTTTATCACGAGTACGAATCTGAACTTCCCATGTAGGGTTGTTAGCATCAAACCGTGCATTAGGCTTTTTAGGGTCAAGTTTAGCAAAGAATAGTTCTACGTTATTAAGAATAGCCATAATAATTTTCCTCTTGGATATATGTAAATTAAGTTTTATTTGAACAAATGTTCTTTAACGTCAGGTATTTTTTATTTAATAATATCAACTAGTTCATCGATATTATCATCGTACATTTCCATGTAGAAGTCGTCATCAGACTCCCACATATTTACACCAGAACACATAGCACCGAAACCGTCCTCAAAGACATCAGTAACGGTTGCAGTTGGTATTTCTGGCATTGTTTCAAAAGCTTTTATTCGGATAATGCTGCCTTCTTTAAGCAAAGGCAAAGTCCGACTTAAGGACGTCCCTGACATCTAAATTTCCTTTCTCTGGAATTAAGTCTTCGGATTCTAATTGCTGCAGAATATTTTCAAGAGGCAAGCTCTCATATAACTCTACAAATTTTTCTCTTACATGATAAAACATTTTATTCATGTTACCTGCATGACACCCAAAAGAATCATGCACTACAGTAGTAGGATAGTCTGCATCATGTATACACATAGTTAAGTGTACTGCATCAAGACTATGAACTACATTAGGTGCAGCACCAGTCTTTTGTTTAGTTTCATTTACAGTTGTCTCTTCCCATACTTGAAGCTGTACTTTGAGAATATCTTCGCCATACTTAAGCTCTGTACGCTTGTTAGTAGGCTTTCGATAAGCTTGTACAACAGGAAATCCAGTAATAGGAGAAATCCAACTCATATGAACTTTCTTTTTGTTAGCTCTTTCTGCTAAACTCTGAAACATCTTAAGCAGCTTTGCTGGCCCCTTAAGTTCTTCATAACAGGTCTTATACACCAGAGCGCCAAGGAGTGCGCCCCAGAGATGCTCTTTATCTCTTAGATAGACAGATATATCTCTAGTGTCTTCTATGACCTGCTGGCCCATACCGTAAGACGTACCGCCATAGCCTAGAGTCATTACATTTCTCTTAACAGTCTTACGTTGAATTTTCTTATCTTGAATGTTCAACCAGTATGTCGGAAATAATTTCTCTCTAAGATCACGATTTTGATTACGCCATGTTTGAGCAGCTTTAAACGCTACAGACTTTCTTTCAGACTTATCAGGAGCATTTTCATACTCTCTTTGCATAGTAACAGCTGTGTTAAATACTTCTTCAAATTGGTCTTCAACAGAAGCATCTCGTTTACGTTCTAAGTTTTCCCATACCTTTTCTGCTATAAACATATAGACATCTCCAGGGATTTCACTTGGAACGAGATTAACTAAAGGTGCTACTTCATCGTCTTGAGACATAGCTACAAGGTGTTGAACGCCGTTATTAGAGCCATCAATATAGACTGGAAGACAAGAAGGAAAATCCTTTATATCTCCTTCCCACTCTGTTAACATTTTAATTTCATGACAAGCTGCAAGAAAGCTAAATGGTTTATCTGCTTTCATCCAGCCAGTACTTGTCATTGGGTTTGTAGCATACTCGATAAATGTTTCTGCATTGTCTATTACAAATTGCACTCTATCATCAAGACTTACTTTATCATTACCCCAAATGTTTGCAGTATGCACATAAAGCCAATACACACCGTTTTTGCCTAATGGTACGGGTTCATCTAGCATTAAGATGCCCTTAGCGTTGTCACTAGACTGCTCGTGTAAGAAGGCTGTGTTAGGGTAAATGCGGCCTCGGAAGTCGAGGTTATACAAGTGATAAAAAGCTTTATCTATGTGCTTCTCTGCAAGCCTTTGAATAGCTTCTGCTTCAATAATTAACGAAGCCCGTTTAATTGGATCAATTTCTTTAGTAAACTTAAATGGATTAACTTCAGAGTGCATACACTTTTTGTAGGTATCAAATACAAAGTTATTTATACGCCAACCTGTATGATTAAGTCTATTAAGAGTATCTACAATATAAGTCATATCACTATTTTCAAAGTAATCAAGAGCTGCTTCATAGCCTTTTTTGATTACACTTATACCTGTTACTTCGTGATACGGATCTTTATGCCAATTTTCAGCAGGTGTGTTAACTGGAAACATATCACATTTTTCAATGTCTACTAAATCCATAAGCTCTTTAATAGCTTTCCAGTCTTTAGCAAACAAGAAATAAGATCTATGTTTATCTTTTTTACCGTTTTTGTAAGTGTGTTTCTTACGATAACCTAGTATACCTAGCTCAATGTAGCTTATGATTACAAACCATCCACCTTGAACGTCTAGTACACTGTTTTGTTTTTGTCTAAGTTTTTGTCTAAGTCGTCTGCCAATGCTAGATGCGACTTCTACTAGAGTTGCTTTCCTTTCTAAACCTTTTAGTATGTGTGAGTAAGAAAATTCAATAATATCTCTAGGTGACATTGTGTCTAAGAAGCTTGCTGATTGCCTCTTGTCTAATGATTTTTGTCGATATTCCAGATCTTCAGTTAATAAGTCTAGAATAGTTTTTTCTTCCATATATGTTAATTTCCTTTAGTTAGGGCATTAAGCTATTGCTTCCCTTGTGAGGAACTTTATTAACAATTATTTGTTTTGAATTATTATTACAATAATTAAATAAATAGCAATAATTGTTAACATTATATCTTTCAAAAAAAAAAAAGGTTATTAAACCCCCACCCCCGAAGGGGTGAGGGCAATTTTATTAACCCTCTAAACGAGGATTATTTACATCAAGTGTTGCAATCCAATTACGGACTGAATTTACGCAACAACCTACTTCATACGCTACTTGGCGAATACTCTCACCAGCAATCACACGACTTGCAGCAACTACACGGTCACCGTTGTGCCAACCTTTTGGTTGTGTTTTGTAGTAGTAAGGCTGTCCATGCTTAAGAATATAGTTGTGGCCACAAGACATTTCAGCGATAGTTGGGAAATTACGAATAGTCATTATAGTTCTCCTAGCTAGGGTTGATATCAGCTGTGCAGCTGAAAAGACCCACTGCAAGCAATGGGCAAGTTAAACTACACAGGGAGGAGTTTCCATGAAACTCAAAATACTCTTCGAAAAGAGTATGTAGTGCTTCACGTTGGAGTATCAAAGTCACCTTGCATTTCTGCAATAGCATCAAA